GAGATTTTAGAGGAAGAACATTTGATAATGCTATAGTTATAGTAGATGAATATCAAAATTTAACTAAATCTCAATTGGCGATGTGTATCGGAAGATTGGGTAAAGACTCAAAAATGATATTTTGTGGTGATTCTTATCAAATCGACTTACGAGACAAACAACACTCAGCTTATCACGATATGGCTAAATTAGCTAACTCTGAGTATGTATTCAAATCAGTACTAACAGACTCACATAGACATGCTGCTATAGATGATTTACTAGAATTATTGAATGGTTATCATTAACTAATTTTTTATTATATTTATGACCAAACACTAAACTATGGCATCAATTTCAATTTGGCCCGGATCTGCTTCCTTTTCAGACACTGCAAACCCAACTCCTTTTGGGTTTTATGATCATGATGTAGATTTCACATCATCAGCAGATCAAGTAGCAACTTGGTGTGCCCAAAGACTAGGTTATCCCATAGTTGATATTGAATTACAAGCCGTAAATTTCTTTACCGCCTTTGAAGAAGCAGTAACTACTTATGCTCAATATGTTTATCAATATAAAATTATTGAAAATATAGGTACCCTAGAAGGATCAACTACAGGAAGTGATTTAAATAACCAATATGTTCAACCCAATATGGGTAATACAATTGCTATATCTGAACAATATGGCACAGAAGCAGGATCTGGAGGTAATATTACTTATAAAACAGGAAGTATAGATATGACGGTTGGTCAGCAAAAATATTCACTTACTGATTTATGGACAAATGTTAACGAATCAGGTAATCCTATAGAGATAAAAAGAATATACCATTATGCTCCCGCAGCTATTGTAAGATATTTTGACCCATATGCAGGCACAGGCACAGGTATTCAATCATTAATGGAATCATTTGGGTTTGGTAATTATTCACCTGGTGTAAACTTTATGTTAATGCCTACTTACTATGATGCCCTAAAAGTCCAAGCTATAGAACTTAATGATCAAATAAGAAAATCGGCATATTCGTTTGAATTAATAGGTAATGATGCTTTAAAAATATTCCCAATACCTAATAGGAATGAAAAATTATATTTTGATTACGTAGTTAAAACTGATAGAAATAATCCTGTTAGAACTACTGCTACTAATTTAATTACTAATGTATCTAACGTTCCATATACTAATATAACATACAATACAATAAATTCTCCATCAAGACAATGGATCTTTAGATACACATTAGCAGTTTCTAAAGAAATGTTAGCAAGTATTAGAGGAAAATACTCAACAGTTCCTATTCCAGGTGCTGAAGTTACAACTAACGCAGCAGAATTAAGAAGTGAGGCGGCAGCTGAAAAGACTGCGCTAATTGATGAATTGAAATTGATGCTCGAAGAATCATCAAGAGCTAAATACACAGAAAGAGATGCACAAATAGCTCAAAATGCTCAAGAAGTAATGACTAAAGTACCTTATCCTATTTATGTAGCATGATTAAATTAAAAGACATATTAAATGAAGCTCTTAATATTTACTCTGTAAATGTAACAATAATATCTGATAAGGATGCTAATTTTACTGATATATTAGATGGTATGAGAGCAACTAGAAAAGTCACAATTATTAATTCTAATACCTCAGATGAGATAGAAGCTAAAAATAGATCTAGAAATGATGGGAAGGAAACTCATACTGCAACTATGAAATTTGTAGCAGGAAATGATCCTAAACAAGATTTAGAATTTTTAAAAACTACTATGTTAAGTAGTGATAAAGGAGATCCGGGAATGAGAATTAAAGGTTTGCGTCATATAATATTTAACCCTAATACTTTAACTAAAATATAATGCCATTATTTGGAGGAGCAAGAGATATATCTTTATTTAGAACAATGAATAAAGAATTAATGAATGATATTATTCAACAAGAAGTTGGATTTTATAAATTTGTCCTCCAAGACACTGTTACTAATGTATATGGTGAAGCAGAAAATAAAATATATTATGAACCTCTACTACTTCCTTGTTTAATTACAAGAGAAGATCAAGCATGGAGTGAAACTGATTTTGGACCCGACTCTACACAGCAATTTACTTTTGCTTTTTTAAGAGCCAATTTAGTGGAAAAAGATTTAGTACCTGAAATAGGAGATATAGTATTATATAATAATGATTTTTTTGAATTTAATAGTATTGTAGAAAACCAATTCTTTGTAGGTAAGAACCCAGACCATTCAATGAATGAAGATACAGATGATTTTGGTGTATCTCTTTCTATAATTTGTAAAGGTAGTAAATCAAGAGTTGAACAACTTAAAACAGTTCCTTTTAGATCTGGAATTTATCCAACTACAACTAAAGTAGAATCAACTAGTGCTAATCCCCGTACTCAACTATATAGTTAATGACTAAAAGAATAGCAAAAAAACCAAAAGTAGCAAGACAATATGAATTGTCTCAGCAAGCAATAGTAAACAATGCTATAGACCAAGGAGGATCTCCTAATGTCCCTGCCCGTGCTTTAGGACCAGATATTAGACCTAATAAAAATAGGGGTACCATTAATAGTAAAAATGACTCTAAATCAAATTCAAGTTTTCATTTAGGTCTTCAAGACATAGATGAAGCAATTTTTTATTATTTTGAAAATGTTATTAAACCTTCAGTTTTATCAAATGGAGACCTTATAGATGTTCCCGTAATTTATGGTTCAGGTGAAAGATGGAAATTAGCTCAAAAAGATGGATTCTATAGAGATCGAGGAGGTAAAGTCCAAACCCCTCTCGTTATGCTTAAAAGAGAAAGCATTGAAAAAAGAAGGGACTTAGGAAATAAATTAGATGCTAATAACCCACAATTATATATAACTCAACAAGAAAAATACACTAAAAGAAACTCTTATGATAGATTTTCTATATTAAATAATAGAATACCTCAAAAAGAATTCAATGCTGTAGTCATACCTGATTATGTTAATTTAACGTATAATGGTATAATATGGACAGATTATATATCTCAACTTAATAAAATTATTGAAGCCGTAAATTATTCATCAGATTCTTATTGGGGTGATTCTGAAAGATTTAAATTCATGGCCATGATTGACCAATTCACTAACATTAATGAAATAAGTAATGATGATGGAAGAATAGTCAGGGCCAATTTTACCTTAAAATTACAAGGTTATGTAGTACCTGATAATATACAGAAAAAACTTAAAGAACAAAATACTAGATATTTTAGTAAAGCCCAAATAGTTTTAAATCAAGCTACCACAGTAATTGAAGAACCTAGTACTAGAGCTCAATCCCTTAGTATACCTACTACAAGAGGTGGAAGTGGAGGCGGCTCCACCCAAACCAATGTAACTAATATAAATACAGGGGAAGATAATGATTGGATTATTTCTGATGAATATCTTACTTCTCAAGCAGATAGAATAGTAAAAGTAAGAAGTTCTCTTATAGTAAATAATGAAGATTCTTCAAATACTAGTGATTTATTATTAATATCTCAAAATGGAAACGATGCCCTTAAAGTAGATACTAATAAGGTTCTTTCTTTCACAGAGTTCGCAAGCGAACCCTCAGTAGTAGATGGAGGAATAATATATTTAGGAGGTGAATTTTATTTAGGAATATAATTATATATGTATAATAAAAATAAAGGTATGTCATCATTTAAAAATTTAAAAAATAAATTACAAGGTAAGTCAACTTCAACAATAAAATCAGAATTAAAAACAAAATCAAAACAAGATGAATTAAGTTATTTATTAGAATTAGAAGAAGCTAGATATTTATTATCATTGGTGGCTAAATCTGATTTTAATGGAAAAGACATTCAAATAGTATATAATGTCGCATTAAAATTGCAAAACCAAATAAAATCGTATATAGAAGAAGAAAATGTCAAAACAGAAGGATAAAAAATCGGGAAAAGAATTTGAATTAACACCCCACTCTTCTATATCTGCATCTGCAGCTTCTGGAGGAACAATTAATGGTCAAGTTGCTCGATTTGTTGGGGTAGAAAATATCCCTTTTAGATTGAAGCAAGGAGATCAATCATTTTATTTTGATGTTACTAAAGTAGAAACAAGTTCTATTGTTAGGACTGATGATGGTGTAGTTTATGTCCCTTATAAAAAAAAGAACTGGCAGGATATGTTAATAGGTAATAACTCAGATGCTAAATCTAGATTTTCTGACACAGCTTACCAACAAATATCATCAGCTTTTGCTTCAAAAATTAGTAATATAGATGGTGATTTTTTACTAACACAGGTAGTTGAAGAAAATTACACATCTTCTGCGGGTCCCGGAGGATCTTTTGTAGGACCCGTAACTGCTTCTTATGAGATAAGAACATCTAATGGTATTACTCAATCATACTCAGGTATAGATGATGGTTTATCTCTAAATAGTGGAGTTGAATTTCTTATAGAGAATAACTCAACTTTTGCCACCCACACTAGCTTCTTAGTTGGAATAGGGGTCGGTGGTGGAACTACTGCGGAACTTACTCAAAGTATATTTTTTACATCTTCTCTTATAGCATTTGATGGTAATCAACCCGCAGGTCGTTTCGCATATACTTTAAACCCATCACAGTTTTCCTCACCTGCCTCAGGAAGTGCTTTAGGTAGGGGTATTGTGGTTAACGTTAATAACTCAAATGCTAATGATGGCTCTTACGTATTTAATGCAATTAAAGGAAGAATAGCAGGAGATGCCGACTCAGGTAGTCTATATTCATTCCTGGAAACTAGAGAGATTATAATATATAGTTCTAGTGTAGTAGTAAATAGTGGATCATTCCAATACTCTCCCACAAGCGAAGCCGCAGCTACAGGTTCGGGTGTCTTTAAAACCCTCTATTATATCTCTGGGTCAACAGGCCCCTCAGGATCATACACTGGTAGTTGTGTACTTAACACAGCTCCATTAGGTTCTCCTCTTCATGGTGATGCCTCTTTAAGAACTACAGCATCATATGGATATTATCATGTCCCAGGAACAGATGGCACAGTATTTTTAGCATCTTCTTCTGCTATCGACAATGCAGGAAATACTGTACAATCCCAAAAAGTCCCCAGATGGGTAAGAAAATTTAATTTATAGGGGTTTATAATAAGTTTTATATTTATCAATAACACAATAACATAGAAGAAAATGCCAAGTTGGAAAAAAGTATTAGTCTCAGGTTCAAATATTCACGTAGCTGAAATAACAGCGTCAAGAGTACCTACTGTAGATAATGAAAATAATTTATTAGCAATTAGTGCTAATGGGGGAATTACCCAAATTACTCAAGGAAGTGTAGCAGGAACTAATCCTACATTTACTATTGAAGCATTTAATAGTTCTTCTATTACTACTACTGATTTTACTGCAACCGGTTCATTAATATTTTCCCACTCTTTTGACCATGGATTTGGATTTACACTCACTGATTCTGGTACTACATCCTCTATAAGCCTCCAAACCCCTCAAGATCTACAAACCACTGCTGGACCTTTATTTGCTAGCATTACAGCGTCTAATGGAATTGCGCATGCTGGTGATACAGATACACGCATTGAGTTTGTCGATGACCAAATACTTTTCCATGCTGGCGGCGTAAAACTATTATCATTAGTTGAAGGTGGAACCGATAATGTTGTAATCAACCAAGATAGTAATGATGTTGATTTTAGGGTTGAAGGTAATACTGATACCCACTTATTATTTGTAGATGGAGGAAATGATAAAATAGCAATTGGAACATCTACTGTTAATGCTAGTAGTTTACTAACAGTATCTGGAACTATCCACGCAACAGGAATAACATCATCTCTCTTACCATCGAATACCGACTCCACAACAGTAATTGTAGATGGAGGAAGTGGTAAACTTGAAAAAAGAGACATTAATGATTTGGTAGGAGCTGGTGATGGATTATTTAATTCCGCTTCTATTATTGGAACAGATAATGAAATTGAAGTAACATTCCCATCTGCAAATACAACCCAAATAGGCATTGTAGATAACCCAATAATTGGGGGTGGTTTAACTGTCAATGGAGATATATCGGCCTCAGGTGACGTAACAGCTTCTAATATACAATTATTTGGTGATTTAGCTCTTGGCGGAAATATTTTCTCATTTAGTGGATTTAGTTTCATTGAAGGTGTTTCAGCAGTATTCACAGGAAGTAATATATTTGGATCAGGTTCAACTCCTGGAGCTAACGACACAGCAGGAGGGGGAATAGCCCACCAATTTACAGGCTCAGTATCAATTACAGGAAGTAATCTAACAGTAGTAGATGGAGGAATAACAGCAGAAGGAGGCACAGGTTTATTTGGATCAGTAACTTCCCTAGGAAATATAAGTGCAAGTGGAAATTTATTTGCAGCTTTACCATTAGATACTACACCATTAACAGAAATTGCAGTATATAATTCTACAACAGGTCAACTTTTCTACACATCAAGCCAAGGTCTATCAGATACATTAGATACCTTCAAAACAACTGGACAAAGAGATGGAAACTCATCTATTACAGGCTCATTAGTAGTAAGTGGTAGTTCAGGTCTTATAGAAATTGACAATAATGCTATTAAAGGACTCACAACAGTTCCTGGAGGACAGCCTTCTATAGTACTTAATGAAGATGGTTTTGAATTTAACCAAGTGGGTCAGGGTGGAAGCGCTTTAGCTAAATTTAGAATTAATGGTACTAACGAAAATGTTGATTTTCAAGTCGATGGAAAGACTGTAAATGACTTACTTAAAGTATCTGCGTCAGAGTCAAGAGTAGAAATAAGGAACTCACTTTCAGTATTAGGTGATGGTCATATAACAGCCTCAGGTGATATAAGTGGAAGTGGAGCTTTATTTGCAAGTTTATCACTTGATAATAGTAGTGGCCTTAAAGTAGTAGTATTTGATACCTCTTCAGGTAAATTCTTCTTTACTGGAAGTTATGGAGGAGCCGGTGGAGGTGTTACTAGTTATAATGATTTATCAGATATTCCTTCAACTATAGTTTCAGCATCTGTTTTATCATCACCAGGTCAAGGTGAAGCAATATTAACAATAAATGGTGTTGCTGGAAGTACTGTAGATTTAGGATTACAAACAAATGATAATGTAGAATTTGCTGATTTAAAAGTAACGGGTAACGCAACAATAGATAATAATGCAACCATAGGAGGTAACCTTACGGTTAATGGTACTATGACCTCTATTAGCTCTACAAACCTTCAAGTCGAAGATACCTTTATATTATTAGCATCAGGATCAGCTGCTGGAGGTAGCCTTAACGATGGGGGTATTATTGTAGAACAAACTACTAGTGGAACTGGAACAGCATTATTCTTTGATACTTCCCAAAATATTTGGGCAATAGATCAGGCAGGTGCAGACCACACCAATGATGCAACAGTTTCAGCTGATGTAACTGTAGCAACTGTTCAATTAGCGGGATTAGCCCATGGTGTAAATAACAACACAAATCCACCAACTACAGCTACTATATTAGGTAATGATGATGCAGCTGAAAAATCTAGAAAAGGTTCATTCTTTGTTGACATAGATGATGACTTTGGATTATATGTTTATATGTAAAATCTAATAAAATATTATAAAATTGAAAGAAGCATTCCATTGGGATGCTTTTTTTTGTATATGTATATACGATTAAATAAAATAAGTTATGTTACAAATTAAACTCGAACCCCAAGAAATACAATTAGCCATCGCAGCTATTAACCAAGTACAATTTCAAGGTAAAGATGCCCATCTAGTATCATCAACACTAAAAAAATTTGAAGATAGATTAGCTAGTTTTAAGCCTGCTTAAATTTCTTATATTTATCAATAGTATATTGTTGGCCCACTAACTATGGGAAGTAGGCGGTAATGTTACCGTATCTAACCGCGAAATACCATATATAATGCCCAGTTGGAAAAAAGTCATAACCTCAGGCAGTAATGCCTTTCTAGCGCAAATTAGCGCAAGTGATGTCCCCGAACTAAATAATAATTCGAATCTATTATCAATAGATCCAGTTACAGGAGGAATAACCCAAATCTCCCAATCACAAATCACTGTCAATGTAGATGCTGATTCTGATTGGCATATAACTTCGGATAATTTAAAAGTAACTTCAAGTCGAAATGTATTAATCACAGGATCAACCCTTATAAAGGGACACCTAATGATTGAAACTGATACTCCTGGATATACTGACGGAGGAACTGGCACCAATCATGCTACAGCCCAAGTAGATGATGGACTTAGAGTAGGATTATCTAACCCTGTACCATTAGAATCATCTGGAGGAGGAATTAATTATGGCAATCAATCGGGAAGTCATGTATTGATGGATGGTCACCCTCTAAAAACAAATGCTAGAGTAGTAGCTTCCAACGAACCAACACAGAATTTAGGACGTGTTTATGTTCTCGTAGGATTTGGCCCTTTTGATAAACGTTTAACTCCTAATGGTGAAAGTTACGAAACTCATAATATCCAAGACTATCTAGCAACAGGCCAATCACAAACCCCAATACTGTCTGGTTTAGTAGGAAACAATGCTGATGCAATTAACGGTACAGTAGTAGCAGGCCAGTTATCTATAGGTGGAGTTTACGTATCAAACGCTAATGGCTTATATTCAGTATATGCTAATAATTTTATAACTGTACCAGGCTCTCCAGGAGTAATTATGGGTGGTGGAAATTTAAGCTTTTACGCTAGTGAAAGTATGGTATATGATTCATTAGGTAGTGGTAGTCTTATATCCCCAGCATCAAGTGCTTCGGCAAAATTCACTCTAGCTTCTGATAGTTCTAGTTTAGTTCTTCAAGTAGGAAGAGAAGATTTAAAAGATGTTATGTTTATTTCTAGATCTGGAGATAATCCAAGAATTGGTGTTGGTACTAACACTCCTATTAGAGCTTTTGATTTTAAAGAAGTTAGAGATGATGATAGGGGTGGTGAATTATTGATTAGAGGCTCTAGAACCACTAAAGGCGCAGAACCTAATGACGAAGTAGGCAGAATTAACTTTGCTATTGATAGCGCTAGTTTTGAAGAGATAGATACCTCAGGATCAGCAGCAGAAATAGTAGCACTTGTAGATGAAGTCGATTCTACAGGTATTGAAGGTCATATGTCATTCAGGATCGCTACAACTAAAACTAGTGCTCCTACGGAAATATTAAAAATATCCCAAAGTACTTCAGTACTTAATACTCCTTTAGATTTAAATGGTGCTTTAAGTGTTGATTTAAGTGACATTAATGCTTCTACTATAAATCGTTATAATAACACAGGTTCTAGAATTGAATTAGCACAAAATCATTTAGAATTTTATGGCAATGCCTATGGTTTAAAAATATCCAACACAGGAATTGATGCTAACCCTGGTGGATTAGCAAATATGGATTTTAAAGTCCGAAGTGATAATGATGAAAAAGCAATATTTGTAGATTCTGGCTTAGATTCAATACAATTAGGTAGCAATACTAACACACACATAACAGCATCAGGTAATATTAGTTCAAGTGCTACATCAACAGCATCATTTGGTTCTTTAAAAATTGATGGAGCTAGTGTAGATTTTTCGGGATTACCAACATCTGATCCAGGTATAGCTGGAAGATTATATAATTCTTCAAGCTTTATAAAAATATCAGCAGGATAATAAATGTCAAGTAAAATAAAATGGGAAGACGCTAATTTTGCTTGGGATGATAATTCATATACTTGGGATGAGATAGCTCTTGTTGTAGAAGCAGTAAGTGGTCCCCCTGGTGAAGGTGATGATTTTATTCATCCTTTCTTTGATAAAGACCCAGAAAATAAAAAAAAATTAGTTAAATTAATATGTAAAGTTCAAGGAAAAACCATAGAAAAAAACAAAGAGATTAAAGACTATAAAATCACTGTTAAAGACATCCAACTTCTCGCAGAGGAGGTATTAGGTATTAACGTAAAAGTATTATAATCATGTACAAATTATACACAGATAAACAAGAAATATTCGAGTGTGATATTCAACTTGAAGGAGCATCTTTAAATAACTCAAAAGCACGTTTAGTTATTGAAACAACTGATTTATCTTTATTATTTAAAGGAAATATAACCTCAGAGGGAAAATGTAAAATTCCAGTTAAAAGATTAAAAGGTCTTTTAGGTGAAAACTCTAAAGGTACTATTAAATTAGAAGTAATCGCAGAGGACACTTACTTTATTCCTTGGGAAAGTAGTTTTGAAGTTGATACTGCAAAAAAGGTACAAGTTGAAGTGAAGTCACAGCAGGGAGATATTATTAAAGAAGAAAAACCTTCAGTTAAAGTTAAAAATATTAATGAAGTTACTTTAAATGAAAAAAATCATGTTTTAAATATCCTCAAACTACTAATTAAAGAAAATATTACTCTATCTAATGTTTCTTTTAGAAAAAATAAACTTAATCATGTAGTGGCAACCTACATAGATAAACATCCAATTAATGAAGTACAAAAGGATAAAATCATAAAAGGAGTCATAGGTGGACTTTCTAAATTAAAATAAATAAGTTATGGCATTACCTGATTTAACAGGCCTAAATATCCAAGATACCTATCAAAGAGTATTACAAACAGATGGAGGCGATCTCCGTGACGGTACAGGGTCTTTAGTAACTCTTACTAATATAACAGCTTCAGGTAATATAAGTGCAAGTGGAATAATAACAGCAGCCTCCTTTGTAGGAACAATGGATGGAGGGTCTTTTTAAATATTTATAAAAAATGGCAACTACAATACAAATAAAAAGAGGAACAGGATCAGCAGTCCCTTCAAGCTTAGCTGAAGGTGAATTAGCAATTAATGTTGATAGTGGTAAATTATTTTTTGGTCAAACTAGTACATCTGCCTCAAGTGCCTTTAGATTCGATACTGTAATAGCTGAAAATTACATAGTATCCTCTTCAGTAACAAATATAACAACCCAAACATTATCTGGTTCAACTGCTTTTGGGGATAGTACAGATGACACCCATACTTTTACAGGCCATATAACAGCCTCAGGTAATATAATTGCTCTTCAAGGTTATAAATTACATGGTGATAAATCTTTAGCCACAAGACATGGTTCTGGTGAAATCGATTTAGGAAATGAAGATGATAGGATTGAACTACATGGAACACAAATAAAATTAGATGCTCCAGTATCAGCAGTTAGTCATATAACAGCTTCAGGTAATATAAGTTCAAGTGGACCAGTATCTACATTTGGTGAAGTAGTTAATTTAATAGGTGAAGATCCAAGATTAAGACTTAAAGCAGTTGGCGCTAATCATCCAGGAGTAGAATGGTATGAAGATAGTACAAGAAAATGGGTGATATATAATGACCCTGATGAAAGTGATAATCTTACATTCAAAAACGATTCAACCGAACTTCTAAAACTAACACAAGGTGGTAATTTAGGAGTGACAGAAGAGATTTACCATATCGGTGATACTAATACTAAAATAACATTTACTGATGACGACATAAATATTACAGTCGGTGGTGTTAATATGATCGACTTTACTGAAGGTTCTAATGATGAAATAACTATTAATGAAGCAGCAGCGGACTTAGATGTCAGAATAGAAGGAGAAGTAGACTCTAAATTATTTTTTACAGATGCATCAACAAGTAGAGTTGGTATAGGAACAATTACTCCAGGAGTGAAATTAGAAGTATCTGGAAATATTAGTGCAAGTGGAACTATTACCGCGGCTACTTTAGATGCTGCTGCAGTTACAGATGCTCTAGCTGCAGCTATAGTTGCTGAAATAGATAATGACGAAATCCCAATTGCAAAATTAGCTGAAGATTCAATTAGTGGAGTGGCACTTGGAGGTAACTTAAATAATCTTACTGTTGATAATGCTACTTTACAACTTGACTCGGGCACAACCTATAACGGCTCTGCGGCAAAAACAATATCAATTAAAGATGGGGGAGTTGATTCTGATGCATTGGCAGCAGATATAACAGTAACAGGTGATTTAACTGTAGGAAGTAGTATAATCCATAACGGAGATACTGATACTAAAATTGTATTTGGTACTAACGATATTAAAATTCAAGCAGGTAATACATCAGTGTTTGAATCTTCAATATCAGGTAGTGTGCTACCTATGGTACATCAAAATGTATATGACACAGCATCAATAGTTATAGCAAATACTAATGGTGCTTATGGGGATATAGTTAAATTTGGAAATAGTACTACAGTAGCAGGTGGACTTTATTTTTTAAATGCTGTTGGTACATGGGAATTAACTAATGCAAACTCAATAAACCTAGGAGCTTCAGCATCTTTAGCTGTAGCAGTTGGAACTAATTCAACTACTAGTGGTATGTGCATTAGAGGTTTTGTAAACCCATTTACAGATCCATCAGATGCCCCTATTGGTGGTCAAGTATTTATGAGTGATAATGCCCAAGGTAGAATAACTGGTTCTGCTCCTAGTGATACTGGAGATATAGTTAGAGTAGTAGGATATAGATATGGAGTTGATTTAGTTTACTTCAACCCATCTAACGACTTTATAGTACATGCTTAATGGCTTATATAAATAAAAATTTAACGTTTGAATCTGATAAGATTTATTACACCGAAGGAGATGTAGAGTTAGAGGTAATGATGTCTTGGGAAGATACCTTAATGTCAGCTTCTGCAGCTTACGTTTGCCAGGGTGGTGGGGATATATTAGAGGTTGGTTTTGGAATGGGAATATCAGCGGGTTATATGCACTCACACTCTATATCCTCTCATACAATAGTAGAAAATCATCCTGATATAATTCCTAGAGCTCAAGCTTGGGCAAGTGGAAGGTCTAACGTAACAATAATAACAAGTAGTTGGTATGATGTAAAAGACTCATTATCAACATATGATGGGGTATTTTATGATACTTATGGGGATGAAGATCAGATATATTTTTCTTCTTCATTATTATCTTTAGTAAAAGAAGGTGGAGTTGCTACTTGGTGGAATAGTCACCCAAATGAAACAAACTTTTTTAATATACCTAATGTAACGTATCAACAATACTCTGTTGTTCCTCCTACAAATACGTATTTTAATAACACAACTTATTACTTACCTAAATGGCAACTTTAAATGCATCTAAATGGGGAAGATTAGCTCTCACGAACCAATCAAGTCACGCTAATGCTAGAGACGGTACAACAGCTAATATAACTTCAGTTAACCCTACTTTCCAGACAGCAAATGCAATTCAATATTCATTTTCACTTGGTAGATCAGGCAACGTTTTTTCTGTTTATCGAGTATTTTATTATTTTGACACTAGTGGCATAACAGGAGATGTTACGAACTCAACTCTTAATATAATGGGGGGCTCCTCAGCCAACTCCGCTACTTTTATAATAGTACCAAGTACAGCTTTTGGAGGAGATGGCAGTGCAGATATAGTAGATACTGATTATAATAACATAACATTTGATACTTCTTATGGAGCAGGAGCGTCAGGTTGGAGTGCTAGTAGTAATAATTCTATTGCCTTTCGAAGTAATACTGATGCAGAAGGAACAGTAAATGCAGCTATAAGAGACAATGATTATTTTATTTGTGCTGTAATTGAATATACATCGGATTTTAGTGATAGTGAGCCTGGAAGTACTGGTACCACTAACAACGGTATAAACTTCAGCACAACAGCTTATTTAGATTACACAGAAACTTCGGCTGCCAGTGGTCCTGCTAACTTAACAAGCTATAATGGAATTGCTAAAGCAAGTATTACAAACATTAATGGAATTACTATGGCTAACATTACAACTCTAAATGGAATTAGTTAGTGGTTTTTAAAATCCACATATATGTATATTCAAACATAAAATAATAAAAGTTATGGCGATCAAAGAATCAAAAAAATTAGAAGCTCAAGAATTAGAATCTTTACTTGACTTAAGAAAAAAAAATAATAATTTAATTTTTCAAAGAGGACAATTAGGATTAGCTGAGGATAATTTACAATCACAAAGAGATCTTTTAAAAAAAGAAATCCAAAAGTTATCTCAAGAAGAGCAAACTCTTTCATCACAACTTTTTGAAAAGTATGGAAAGGGAGAAGTCAATATTGAAGACGGCACTATTACTCCAGTAAAGTAAATTTTCTATACTGGTTCGAATATTTTCTAGATATTTATTATTGGCTTTAATTCATCATGGTTTTGATGAAAGAGTTCATATTTATATATAACAATAATAACCTAGAAAATAATGGCTGAAGCAATAGTATCACCAGGTGTATTTCAACGAGAAACTGACCAATCTTTTATAACACCTGCTCCCGTAGAAGTAGGGGCAGCAATTGTAGGTCCTACGGTCAAAGGACCAGTAGAACAACCAACAGTAGTAAGTTCATTTGCTGATTATAAGAGTAAGTTTGGAACGACTTTTGTGTCGGCTTCTGAAAATCTCGAATTTTTTACCTCAATAGCAGTGCAAAAATTCTTTGCTAATGGAGGTAATAGTATGTTAGTTACAAGAGTAACAAGTGGTTCATTTACAGAAGCTACGTCCACACATATCACAGCATCAAATGGATTAGTAGGCGCAGGATCTAATCCAAGTCCTTTTACCCTAAAAACATTAGGAAAAGGAACGGTATTAAATAATGCTGTAGAATCATCTACTCCACCCCAACAATATAAAGACAGCTCGTTAGTAACGGGCTCAGCAGATAACCTAAGATGGGAAATCTCAGGAATTAATAACGTAGCGGGTACATTCAATTTAACTGTTAGAAGGGGAGATGATAATGCCAGTAATAAAATTATCCTTGAAACTTTTGTAGGATGTAGCTTAGATCCTAAATCACCTAATTATATATCAAGAGTAATAGGAGATCAAACCACAACACAAGACACTTATGAGAATCAAACGGTAATTAGAGTAAGTGGTGATTACCCTAATAAGTCTAAATTTATAAGAATATCAGAAGTCAATTTACAAACTCCTAATTATCTATTAAATAATGGAGCTGTAGGAGTAGATATTGAAAATATTTCTTATAGTGGTAGTTTACCCGCGGCTCAAAGTGGATCATTCTTTGGAGCACAAGGTTCTCTTTTTCCAACAGAGTCCCACTTAACATTCTTTGAAAATATATCTTCTTCAAACACCCAAGGTTTACAAGCCTCTGATTACACAACTGCTTTAAATATTCTTAAAAATAAAGATGAATATAGATTTGCTACCCTAACAACACCAGGAGCTTATAACTCAGATTATGCTTCTGTAGTAGCAGACGCAATTGAACTTTGCGAAACTAGAGGAGATTGTTTCTACATCACGGATATGGTAGCTTATGATAAAACAGTAGCTAATGTAATAACTGAAAGAGGTGAAATGAATACTAATTTTGCAGGTACTTATTGGCCATGGGTTCAAGTACCTTCTACTGAATTAAGTAGAAACGTATGGTGCCCTGCGTCAACAGTAATGCAAGGAGTTTATGCCGCTAATGATAAAGTAGCAGCTCCATGGTTTGCGCCTGCTGGTTTAAATAGAGGTGGTCTACCAATTGTAAGAACAGAATTCAAGGTAACCCAAGGTTTAAGAGACACATTATATGATAATAGTGTAAACCCATTAGCAACTTTCCCAAGAGTAGGACCTGTAGCTTATGGCCAAAAAACTTTACAAAAGAAAAAATCAGCACTTGATAGAATTAATGTAAGAAGATTACTTATTTCTCTTAAAAACTTTATAGGAGATACTTCTAAAAATTTAGTATTTGAACAAAATACAACCGTAACTAGAAATAGATTCTTAAACGCTGTTAATCCATTCTTAGAATCAGTACAACAAAGGCAGGGATTATTTGCATTTAGAGTAGTGATGGATGAAAGTAATCCCTTCCTTTATCCC